GGCCGCCAGCATCCGGTTCGGTTACTGGATGATCGGCCGCGTGCAGGGGCTGGTGGACACGGTGACCTGGCTTGCTGCAGAACAGGCCGGCATGGCGAAGTTCGACAACGACGTGGCCCGCGCGCGCGCCTATGCCGACGACGTGGTGACGCGCGCCCAGGGGTCGGGCGAGTTCATCGACAAGTCGCCGCTGCAGCGCGGCACGCTGGGCGACAACGTGCGCCAAACCGAATGGATCAAGGCCACCACCGCGCTGCAGGGCTACATGATTGCGAAGGGGAATCTGGCCTACGAACAGACCCGCAAGGCGAATCTGCGCAACCCGCGGCAGGCGATGAAGTGGGCCGCCGACATGGTGATGCTGTTCTCGGTGGAAGGCCTGCTGACCGCGGCGCTGACTGCCAAGCTGCCCAAGGACGACGAAGACGATGGGCTGCTGGATGACCTTGGCGAGTTCGCCATCAAGGACGCGCTGGCCACCTTCTTCGGCGTCATCCCTGGCGGCGGCGTGCTGGTCGATCAGTTCCGCGGGTACGATTCCAGCGGCGTGGTGGCCGGCGCCTGGCGCGCCTATGCCGAACTGCTGGAAAAGGTGACGCCCGGCAAGGACGGCGAAGTGGACATGGACAAGGGCGTGGCGAAGGCAGCGGTATCCGCCGCTGGCGTCACGCTGGGCCTGCCGTCCACGCAGATCAATAAAACCATCGACGCCATCGCGGCGCGCGCGGACGGCCGCGACGTGTCGCCCTACGAATACCTGACCGGCCCCAAGAAGGAACCCAAGTAATGACCGTCTCTGCCAACAGCCGCCGCCGCGAGTACCAGGGCAACGGCGTCACCCAGGTGTTCAATGGCCCCATGGCCTACGCCCGCGCGCACGTGTACGCCTTCCTGGTGAAGGGGAAGACGATGACGCTGGTGCCCAATGCCAGCTTCGACGTGGAGAAGCTGGGGTACGAGTCGGGAACGCGCGTCACGATGCACACGCCGCCGGCCGCCGACGAAATGCTGCTGCTGCTGCGCACGATGCCGTACACCCAGGAAACCGACATCACGAACCAGGGCGCGTTCCATGCCGAAACCATCGAAAAGGGATTCGATGCCCTGGAAATGCAGATCCAGCAGCTGGTCGATGGCACGATCCAGCTGGTGTTCGAAGATGGCGAATTCGTGTGGGATGCGAAGGGTAGCCGCATCATCCGGGTGGGCGATCCGCGCGGCGATCAGGACGCGGTGAACCTGCGCACGCTGTACCTGGTCATCGAACAGATCCAGAACGGTGGCGGCTCGGTCGGCGTCAGCCCGAAATACTGGGAAATCACGGGCGACGGCGAGGATACCGACTTCGAATTGCCCGGCTCCGACGTGTCGGATTTGCTGTTCTACGACGTGGTGGTGGAAGGCCTGTCGAAGGAGCCTTACGACGAATACACCATCGTGGCGGCGTCGGATGGATCCGACTTCGCGGTGCGGTTCCCGGCGCCGCTGCCGAACGGCGCCGAAGGCTTCGTGATCCTGCGCGGCTATGCCAAGCCGTTCACCGGCAACACCCCGGTGCAGACGCTGCGCATTCCGATCATCGACGTGGATGGCACCACCTACACGGTGGACAAGTCCAGCGAATTTGCGCTGCTGCGCACCACCAACGTCAATCCCTGCCTGCTCACGCTGCGCGCGAACCAGGGCGATCTGTTCGACATGGCGGACGGCAGCTATTTCAGCGTGTGCCAGCGCGGCGATGGTCAGGCGCGGATCGTGGCCGACACCGGGGTGACGCTGGTTTTGCCGGAAGGATTCGTGCCCTACACGCGCGCGCCGGGGTCGATTATCTCGGCCGTCTGCGAGTACGCGGAGGGCGACACCTGGGTGCTGTCCGGCGATCTGGCGCAGGGCTGAACCATGACCAGCCCGCACATCCTCTTCACCCGTCCGCTGGGGCTTCGTTTCGTCGGCCAGCCGCCGCTGCAGGTGGTTGGCCAGCTGGACGGGTACATCGCTGGCGAAGCCTACGAAGGCCGCCTGCAGATCATCAACAACATCGGCGATTGCACGGTGCAATGGGTGTCCGGGACGATGCCGCCGGGCACGTCTGTGCGCGTGGATAACGACACCTACGAAGTGGTGGTGGCGTGGCCTGAGTACGCGCCGCCGGACCCGAACACCACCGTGGTGCCGAATGGCAGTTTCGAAGCCGGCGACGTGAATTGGTCGAAGGGCGGCGGCTGGCTCATTGGCCAAGGTTCTGGCTTCGATGCCTTCGACGGCACGTGGTCAGCGGCCTACACCGGCCGCGGCACCGCCAGCCTGGAAGGCACGCGCGTGCCCGTCGTTGTCGGCACCAGCATCACCGGCAGCATCCAGGTGCAGCAAGGCGGGTCCAGCAAGGGCAACGTGGTCGCAGGTGTGATGCTGCTGTGGTACGACGCCGCCGGCAATCTCATTTCCTACAACGTGGGCAACATCGTCCGTTCCGGCAGCAACGGCGCATGGCACATTTCCACGGTCACCGCGGCAGCGCCGGCCGGCAGCTTCTATGTGGCCCTGGGCGTGACCGCGAACCGGAAGCGCCAGAACCGCCGCCTGTGGGTGGATCAAGCGCGTTGGAACCACTCCTACGCCAGCGGCGCCAACAGCGACGACGACTATTGCCTGGTGCTGCTGGTGCGCGATGCCGCTGGCCGTGAAGCGCTGTGGGAAGGTTGCGTGGGCGAACGCGCCGTGTTCCTGACCAGCCAGACGTACCCGATTGATGCTGTCGAAGAAGTCGATTCCAGCTTCATCGTGGATGGCGGGTTCCTGCGCATCCCGCCCGTGTTTAGCCTGGACGAAGGAACCGACGCCAGCGCGGTCATCATTTCCGGCGAGTTGCGCACGCCGCTGCTCGGCTACTCCATGGCCCCCGAAGGCATCGATGCGGACATGGTGGTTTTGAGTGGCGAAATTCGGGTAATCCAGCGCGCCTATGCGATGGAGCCGGAAGCCCTTGACGCCGGGATGCAGCTTCTGCCCGGCACTTTGGCCCAGGTGCTGATTACCACTACCATGACGCCGGAAGGCGTTGATTCCTCCCTTACCCTTCTTTCTGGAACGCTGGCATGAAAACTGCAAACACTCCGCTCAATGTGACGCGCACCGTGGCCGGGCGGTTCAAGATCCACGCCCTTCGCCTGGATGCCGATGGCAACGAAATCCCCGGTAGCCGCCGCCTCGCTGCGGACTGGTTCGACAACCTGGTGGTGAACGCCGGCCTGGATCGCATGGGCACCGCCAGCGATTATCTGTCGAACTGCATGGTGGGTTCCGGCAGCACTGCGCCGGCTGTTGGCGATACGCAGCTGCAGTCGCGCATCGCCAGCACCAACACTGTTCAGTCGGATACGAACGGCATGGTGGTGTCGCCGCGGTATGGCTGGCGCCGCAAAACCTTCCGCTTCGCTGCCGGCGTTGCGGCCGGCAACCTGTCGGAAGTTGGCGTGGGTTGGTCCACGGTGTCCGTTTTCAGCCGCGCGCTGATTCTCGACGGCGGCGGTAACCCGACCACGATCACGGTGCTGGCCGACGAAGTGCTGGATGTCACCTATGAACTGCGCGCCTATGTCAACGAATCGGATGTCACCTTCAATGTGGACATCAGTGGCGTGACCTATGCGTGCGTGCTTCGCCCCGCGAACATCGGTGGCAACCAGGGCCTGCAGATCGGCGACGTGGTGACGATCAACACCAGCAACCGTGCGGGCGGCGTGCGCACCACCGAGTCCAGCACCTTGGGGTCGGTGACTTCCATGCCCAGCGGGCCGCAGAGTTCCATGGATTTCACGAACAACGCCTACGTGAACGGAACCTACTACCGCGGCCATACGCTCACGGCAGTATTGAACAGTTCTAACTTCGCCACCGGCATCGGCGCCATCACCATTTCCAACACCTTTAGCGACTTCCAGATTTCTTTCACCCCGAAGATCCCGAAGGATGCCACCAAGGTGCTGACGCTGCAGGCCCGCAGCACGTGGGCGCGCCATGTTCCGTAACAATGCCCTGTCCACTGTGCCGGTCCCGTCTTCCTTCGTGGAGACGGTGAGCCGGCGCACGGTCCCATTGATCGACTACGAAATGGGTGGCGTGAACGTGGCCGATGCCAGCCAGGGTTTGAACGTCAAGCTGTGGAAGCTGGAATCGAATGGCGCGCAGATGCTGCTTTCTGCCGATGGCGTTCCGGCCATCGAACTGTTCACCAGGCCGAACGTGTCGCAGGTGGCGCTGGCGTTCGATCAGAACATGCGCCCGCACGTGGCCTTCGTGCAGACCGGGGTTACCTGGCTGTGGTGGTACGACAGTCAGGCCGGGGCCATGGTGTTCAGCAGCTTTCCCGGCGCGCTCACGCCGCGGCTGACCACGGACGAAAAGCGGCCGGCGCACCTGGAAAATTCGGACGTGATCCTGGCCTACGTGCGCAACAACAACCTGTATTTCCGCATGCAGCGCGACAGGTTCTTGACCGAATACCTGCTGCAGTCGGCGGTGAATGCTGACCTGATTGCCATAGGCATGAACCGCGGCTACCGCATGCAGTTCCGGCTGCGGCCCACCGCATAGAAGAAGGGCCGGGTGATCCCCGGCCCTTTCCTGTTACGCCTTCGGTATGGCCAGTGCAGTTTCAGCGTCGGCGATGGCCTCGCGCAGGCCGCCCCAATCCACGCAGTCGCTGCATGGCGGCGAAATGTGGCAGGCGCAGTTGCGGTCCGGCGGCGTGTCGATCACTTCCAGCAACCGTTCCAGGGCTGCTTCCAGGCTGGTTTCCCGGCTCATGCGCGCACCGCCTGCTGGTAGCGGTTGATTGCCAGGTCGGCCCGGTCGCGCATTTCCGGGAAGTCATCATCCACGATGGGCGTGCGGCGCATGTCCTGCACGGCAACGATTGCCGCATCCGCCAGCTGCAGGCGCCTGTTGTCCGTGGCCAGCCGGCTGAACTCAGCGCGGACCGCCTCCACGTCCTGGATGTGCTGCGGCGGGCACCAGGCGCGGATCCTGGCCAGTGCGGCGTTCGGCCCATCCTCGCGCTCTGGCAGTTCTTCCTGGTCGTGCTGCGCGCAGCGGGCGAACTGGTAGGCGTCCAGGCTCATCACGAACCGCAGCGCCATGGCGGCGGTCTGGATGGCTTCTTCGCGCACGTCGCCGCGCGTTGACTTGTGCGGTTCGTAGGTGTGCTGCAGCACCGCCTTCGTCAGCTCGCCGAATTCCTCGCCAAGCACTGCCAGGGCGTGCAGCGGATCGGTCGGCCAGGTGGGGAACTTGGCGGTGGCGCGGCGCAGTTCGGCGAGCGCCAGCGCCATCGGGTCGGTCGCCTGCGAATTACTGTTCATCGTCGCCATCCTCATCGTCGGACATGTAGCTGATTTCTTCGTCGGCGGTGTCGGTGGGATCGTCCCAGCTGCCCGGCTCGCGCCCGTTATCGTTCACCTGGTTATCGTGCAGCATGATGGCGTAGGCCGCTGCCTCGCCGGGTTCCATGCCGGCCTTCTCGCGCAGGCGTTCCGCGCATTTTTCCAGCCATTGATCGCGTGTCATCGGTATCCCCTGCAGGTTGTGGCGCCCCGTGACGGCGGCGCCTGGTGGTCAGTCGGCGCTGCGCGCGAACTGTTCGATGGGCGGCGCATCCGGCGAACGCTCGCCGCCTTCCGGCAGGCCGCCAGCCGTGCGCGGCAGCGTGTCCTGCAGG